TGGTAAAACCTATGATGACCCATTTATTGTAAGTAGGGTAGAAGGAACAATAGTATTCGATGAGAAAGATCGTGAACATGATTACAGGAATTGTGTGTTAGTAACACCCAAATCAGAAATTATTAATGATTATAATATATTTTAGATATGGAAGATAAGTTACCTAAAAAATGGTTTATAATTAGAAATAAGAAAAATCATAAAGTGTTAAATGAATACAATAACAAAAAATATAACGCTAATAACGCTAATAACGCTTCTTTCGATGATGCTGCTACAATGTTTTCAGATAAATCTTTTTGTGGTGGAAATTGTAGTAACAAAGCTATTTTAGATGGTTATCAAGAAATAACATTTGAACAATTTGAGAAGTATGTATTAAATAAGCAACCAGAATCTGTAATTAATAACAACTATGAAATATTTTAAAACATGACATTAGAAGAAGCACAAAGTTTAGGGCCAGGTGATATTATTAAAGGATCTTGGAGCGGAACCTCAGAAAGAACCATAGAAAGTTGTTTTATTAGAGGTGGAGATTTACATTGGAATCAGGCTATCACTAAAGGACATAGTTGGGGATATGAAGATATTTTTTTAGTAAAAAAAGTACATAATGTAGAACCACAAATAAATAACGATTATTCAATATTTTAATATGTTTAAAAAAGGAGAATATATAACAATAATAGGTAGTTCTGAAAAGTTTAAAAAAGGTAAATGTAGAAATTGGGATTGTGGTACCATCGGGGTGGATAAAATGGATAAATTCACCAATAAAGTAGTACAATTAACTCATGATACAAGAAGCGGAGATTATGCTCAATTTGAAGGCAGCGCTGGTTACTCTTGGAATTATAATGAAGGACATTTCAGGAGAGCTACTCCAGAAGAAATAGCAGCAGGATGTTTAGTAGAAACACCTATAGTAGTCAATGACTACGAAATATTTTAACAAATAAATAACAAATAAAAACAAGTAAATCACATGAAAGACAAAGAAAATTTACCAGCAGTGAACATTCCAGATGTTTTAGAGAAAATCAATGAAAAATTAGCTTCTTTAAAGAAGATTACAGACAGTGTTTATAAAACATCAGGAGAATTAGGAAATGGATTTGGTAATATTAAAAATGAACTAAAGATTCAAAATCTTATTAGTTTATTCTCAGCTATCACATCTAAAGAGGCTGCATATGAGAAAGCAGCTAAAGATTTAAATGTTAATCCTTATCCTGAATTCTCAGTAAATGGATTTACAGTAGCTGATTGTAAATCAGATATCAAATTACGTATTGATATCTTAAGTCATCAAGAACAACTTGATAAGTTAAATAAAGCTAAAGATTTAATGTCTAAATTCTTAAGTGAAGAAGATCAAAAGCGTATGGCTTTAGAACAACTTAAGGATATCTTAGGTTAATAAAAATATAGGGGATTACACAACGGACAAGGCTTAGGCTCAATGAGGGCAGTCACACTGTGCTCGTTAAACAGAGATGGGTAGCGAACTATTAAGATACTCCATTAGGAAACTTTTAGGAGGTGGTTGACCAGTAATCCCCTTATTTTAAACAAATAAAACACAATGGGTAAAAACAAATACGGAGTTGATAAGAAAAAATTACTAAATACCAAGCAGTGGGAATCATTTAGTAAGTTTTATAATGAATATAAGGATTTATCCTTAGAAGAATTAAAGGCAACCTATGAGGGATTTAAGAATCCTCCAGGTGGAGTTAAGAAAATGGCATTGTTGCAACTAGCTAATGATAAAATGGCTGCTATTAGAGAGCAGACTATGGCTGAAGCAGCTGCAGCAGTAGAACCTATTAAAGAACAAATTAAACAAGAAGAAATCTCAAAAAGTGGAGAATAAAATTTACTTTATTGGTAATCAAGGATTAATAGAGAGTAGTCTCTATACTCCTGCTAAGTTATCAGATTGTGTTGAATGGCTATCATCTTTGTCTCAAGTAGAGCTTGATACAGAGACTGAAGGTATGTTCAATCACAAGAATAAGATAGTAATGTTACAGTTATATCATGATGGTATAACACATGTTATAGACACCAGGTATTGTGACATATTACCATTAAAAGATAATTTAGAAAGATTACTAGTTATAGGACAGAATCTAAAATTTGATTATAAATTTTTAAAGTTTCATGGTATTGAACTTAATAATATCTATGATACATTCTTAGCAGAGTGTTGTATTACTAATGGTTTACAGGATAGAGAGCTAGGATTAGCTGCTTTAGCTATGAAGTATTGTGGTATAACCTTGGATAAGTCTGTTCGTAACCAATTTATAGATCTTAATGGACAACCATTTACAGAAAAACAAATTGTATATGGTGTTGGTGATGTAACCTGTTTGGATGAAATTAAACTAAAACAAGAAGAAAAAATCAAAGAACTTGATATAGAAGCTTGGGTTAATAATGAAATGCAGGCTTGTTTACCATTAGCTGATATAGAATATAATGGTATGGGATTTAATACTGCAGCATGGCTAAAACTAGCTGATAAAGCAGAATTAAATACATTGACATATGAAACAGAGTTAGATGTATTAGTTAGGAAAGAACCTAGACTATCTAAGTTTGTTAAAAAAGAAATTCAGGCAAATATGTTTGCTGGTGTAAAAGAAGGCTTTACACATGGTAGAGATATAGACATTAAATGGTCTAGTCCTACTCAGATGGATAAAGTTTTTAAAGCATTAGGCTTAGATCTGGAGAGTACTGGTGAGAGATTTTTAAGTAAATATCAACAGGAGTTTCCAATTATAAAGAAGTTTATAGACTACAAGAAACAGGCTAAATTAGTATCTACTTATGGTAGAGACTTTTTAAAATATATCAATCCTAATACCAATAGAATACATACTAGTTTTTGGCAGGTATTAGATACCACAAGAGTTTCATCAGGAGATAAATATAGTCCTAATATGCAGAATATTCCTGCTAAAGTAGAGTATAGAAACTGTTTTATACCTAGAGATGGTTATAAGATGGTGTCTTGTGACTTTAGTGGGCAAGAGTTACGCTTAACAGCACATGGTTCTAAAGAACCTCTATGGGTAGATGCTTTTAATAAGGGTGAAGATTTACATTCTAATATGGCTTCTAGGATATTTAATGTACCACTACAAGATGTTAGGAATAAACCTGATTTCTTACGAGGTAAGTCTTATAGAGATGCTACTAAAACTTTACAATTTGGTTTAGTATATGGTATGTCTAAGTTTAAGTTAGCGGACACCTTATCTATTAAGGTAGACGATGCTGATAAAATTATTAAGGACTATTTTAAAGCTACAGTTAAGTTAAATGGATTCTTAGGACAATGTAGAAACTACGGAGTAAAGTATGGTTATATTAGAAGTTTTAAACCATATAGTATTATAAGGTATTTTCCACAATGGAAAACTGAAGGTATGGAATTTAAAGAAGTAGGTTCTATAGAACGTGCTTCGATGAATACACCTATTCAGGCTAGTGGTGGTCAAATGACTAAAAGAGCATTAGTATTATTAAGAAATTATATAAAACAAAATAATCTGTCTAAGGATGTTTATATTGTAATGACTGTTCATGATCAGATAGATTGTGAGGTTAGGGAAGATTTGGTACAATCTTGGTCTATTATTCAGAAATCCATCATGGAAGAAGCTGGTAGAGAGATTATTAAGAATGTTCCTGTACTATCAGATATTACAATATCAGATTCTTGGACTAAATAAAAATTAGAATGAAAGTAGGAGATAGAGTAAAAGTAACTGAGATTAAAGAGGATTCAGAGGGCTATAACGAATATAGCAAATACGTAGGTATAGAAGGTGTAGTAGATCGTATACTTACTAATGCTGATTTTCCAATAGGTATAAAAATAAATGGTATAAAGTTATACTTTAAAGAAGATGAGTTATCTGTGAATATACAGTACCCACCTATTAATGCTATTGTTAAGATTAAAGATATACATCTCATAGAAAATATCAGGGGATGTGTTGGTCGTGTAGTTGATAATGATGGAGGAGTTATATTTGAAAATGAAAATGCCAATTTTCATACATTATGTGGTAAAGCACCTTTTCGGCGTGGCTATTGGGTAAATTTAGACGAAGTAGATATAATTGGAGTGTATGAAGAATCAAAGCATGAATTAAAAAAAGAAGAAAATATGAATGATGAGTTAGAAAGAGTAATTAGAGAAGGTAATATGGCTATAAAGTTAGTTGGTAGTGTTAAAGCTAGCCCTACAACTATTGCATACACAGAAGATATTACGTCTACTCTAGGGACTTTAAAGAAGAAAGATAAAAGAGTGGGTTTTGTATCTACCCCGTTAAAAAATACAATTTAATAAATAAAATCACCACACCTAAATAATATAAAAACAAAACAAAATGGCTGAAACCGTAAAGTTGATTGATATCCTATCAAAGGATGAAAAAGAAGAGAAAAAAGCAGAATTAGAAGTTGCTGTACAGCGTGCTTCATTACAAGTAATGACAGATGAATTGAGTGCAAAGTCTCGTTTAGCTGACGCTAAGAATCGTTATAATAAAGCACTTAAAAGCTTACCATTTAATCCTGCTGCAGTGATTAACGCTAAGCGTGATGTTGCTGATGCTGAGCAAGATATTAAAGATCTAGCAGAACTAAAAAGTTTGTTCTAATAAACATGGGGAGGGAAACCTCCCCTTTTTAAATAATAAAAAAGAGAGAGAGATATGTCAAGAAAGATAACAGTAGTGAATCCAAGCACTAATTTGCCAGTAGAAATTATGTCAGAGGCAAGAACTTGGGGAACTTTATTACCTGATTTACGTGCTAATGGAATTAGTACTGATAATATGAAAGGTATTGTTGCGGAAACAAAGAATTCATTAGAAGTAAATGATGCTGCTCTTCCAGAAGGTGAGTTTACTTTATATATGTTTACTGCTAAAAATAAAGCTGGGAAAGTATGTCAGAAGTAATAGATTTTAAAAAAATCTTAGCTAATCAAATGAACTCATTTACACAAGCACTATTTGCTGCAGAAACTGTAGCAGAAGTTAAAGATGCTGTGGAAGATCATATAAGTGCCCTTGAGGATACTCAAGCAGACTTAGAATCAGAAGATGAGGAAGAAGATAAAGCAGAGATTATATCAGAATACGAAAAATTACAAAGAGAGTTGGGCAATTAGCCTAACTCTTTTTATTTAATATATTATATATGGAATTAGAAGTTTTAGAAGAAGTAAAACAAGAAACAGAAGTAACCTGGTCTTTGAGAGAAAGATTTAGTGGTGATTCATCTTTTTATATCATAGTTGTATCTCCATCATATGATGTATTTACTTTATTGGAAGAGAATAGCGGTGTGTGTTTAACATGGTATGATTGTGGGGAAGAGTATCTTAACTCTAAAGAAGTTGATAAAAGTGTTTTATCAGCTGTAGATATTTCTAGTATAGATGAGTGTATTATCCTATATCAACAATATAAAAAGCATCAAAGTGCAGCAAATGATGCATTAGATACTTTTTCAAGTTCAAGAATTGATCCTCTTATTGTAACAGAGTTAAATAAAAGCAAATATGCAGATCTATTAAAATTAAGTGATTCTATAGCGGAAATTACTAAAAAAGCACATGGGGATAATTGTAGGTTTGATATTAATTTAGCTCAAAACAAGTTAGATGTTTATTTACTTTATCCAGAAGTTATAATTAGTAATGGTAATCCTTCGTCAAAACGTCTCTTAAAAGATATTGTAGTTAAGATTCCTTTTATAGTATCAAATAATAATGCTGGTGAGAAAATATTTATTTTATCAGATCTTATTAAAGGAACTAGATTATCTTGGGGATCTACAGAAGCTAATGTTGGTTATAGACATTCACATCTACCTAGAGAAGTAGATACATTTAAGTTTAATTCCTTTTGTTTGGGCTCTACAGAAATAGCAGCCATGAATATGGATTTACGCTTACATAATAAATTTACACCTCTTAAGTATGAACTATTCATACATATGATTCAAAATTATCTTAAACATGAGTCACTAGCTGGTGGTCCTTACATTAAATTATCAGATATTAAGAGGCGTGGAGGCTACTATAGTGCACCTTCAAGAGTGAGAATATATGTACGTAATGCTTCTTATGGTCCTTCTGATTTTAATGTGGTATATGTAAAAAATTCAAATAAATTTGAGGTTACTATAGATAAAACTCTAGAGGCATCTGTCCTAAAAAAGATTCAGGAAGCTGGTTATGCAGAAGTAGATTATTTAGTTAACGTAGATAACGATGGATCAGAATATTTAATAACATCACATAATGCACTAAATGTAACTCGTAGTACAAATAAATCTGCTGAAGTACTTAAGGTAGCTAAAATGTTTAATAAAGAACCACATCTATATGATGATAATACAATAAGTGAAACTACTTACCAAATCTCTAAAAGTTTGCTGAGAGATGCCAAACTACATTTAGAGTCAAAAATAAACGAATACTATAATAAAGAATATGCAACAAGTTGAATTTAAGAGTAAAGCAAGACTAATTATTTCTAAAGAGGTATTAGCACAGGTGTCATACCTACACCATAAAGTTGGTAATATTGAGTGGAGTGGATTAGTATTTTATAAAATTGTATCAGGGGATATTAATGATCCTGCTACACTAGTACTAAAGGCAGAACGTGCCTATTTGATGGATATTGGTTCTGCAGCATATACAGAGTTTTCACCTGATGAGTCTATTGTAGACTTTTATCAGAAATATCCTGAAGCACTAACAATGAAGTGGGGAATGCTCCATACACATCATGATATGGAGGCATTTTTCAGTGGAACTGATACAGAAGAATTAAAATCTAACGCAGGAGCACATAATTTTTACTTATCATTAATTGTAAACTTTAGAAATGGTGGTAATTTCTGCGCTAAGATAGGAATTATTGCTGATATTGAAGTTGAAACTAAGTATAAATTTAGTCATGGTCTTTCTTTTAAAGGACTTGAGGATAGTAAACCTACATTGGATAAACAATTACTTACTATTAATTGTGTTATAGAGTATGAATTAGATACATTTGATTTTGATAGATATGATTCTATCAGAAAAGCTAAAACAGAAGCGGAAGCAGTAAAGAAAGTAACATCTTTTAACAGACCTTCTTTCCCCACCCCTTCTAATCAACTAAATCTAGGAGCGCAGTTTGGAGAGGGTTTTGGTAAATCAAATCCTTATATACCTAAAACAGTTTCTGAAATAGAGTCTTATTTAAGTAAAGCCTTATCTCTAGATACAAAAACTGCAGAGGGGCTTAAAGAAGTATTGGACCATATTAAGAAAGAGCAGAAACAGTACGGTGAAGCTTTTGATTTAATGTTTTGGGATGCTTTTGATTTTGGTCTAAATACTACATACTATGCTGTTTTTGGAGATACTCTAGAAATAGAACATCATAATGCATTCTTTAAACAATGTATTATGTGCTTAGATAAATATCGCTTATCAGGATATCCATTTTACGATAAAATCATTGATATATTTGATATGTATATTGATGTGGATGAACCTGCTGATTTCGCAGTAGAAACAAAAAAAACACCTAAGATACATAAATTTAGTAATGAAAATCAGCTTAGTAAAGCTATTGCTGGATTAGATAAAGCATTTTTAAAACTTAAAAAAGGTAAAAAAGATGGAAAATAATGAAGTTATATCAATTCTTGAAGATATTGATGTTAAAAAGTCTAGATTTTCTAATGCTCCTTGGTTTAAACAAGCTAAAGACGCAACAGCTATTGTTGGTGGTGTTGGTAATATAGGATCATGGGTAGCTTTATTTTTAGCCAGACAGGGTGTTACCTTGTTTGTTTATGATAAAGATACTGTAGATGAGGTTAATTTAGCTTCACAGCTATATATACATGGTAATATAGGAGATCTTAAGACAACAGCTTTGTGTGAATCATTGGTTAATTTTGCAGATCCTATGATTGATGAAAATGGTAAATTTATTGATCTAGGAGAATTAACTGAAAATACAGTAAGTATAGATAAATATTGCTTTTCTTGTTTTGATAACATGAAAGCTAGAAAGATCTTATTTGAAGCTTGGGCTACACAATATAAAGATAGTAAAGATGCTATATTTATTGATGGTAGATTACTAGCAGAAATAGGTCAAGTATTTTTTGTCACTACAGACAGAATAGAACAATATAGAGCTACATTATTTGATGACTCTGAGGTTGCTTTAGAAGACTGTTCCTATAAAGGTACTACACATTGTTCAACAATGATAGCAAGTTTAATGGTTAGTGGTTTTAATAACTTCTTAGTTAATTTAAAGACACCTATCAGAGCATTACCATTTAATATAGATTATCAATTAGCATTATTTAATTTTGAAATAAAATGAACCTACGTGATTTAACTATATGTAAGCCACTGTCCACTAGTTCAGTAGCCTCTCCATTGTTTAGATTAAAGTCAACAGATACTCATGTTCCTGTATGTATTCTACCAAGTTTTAATACTAACGCATTAGGTGATTATGAATCTATTGATTTATATTATACGAATAAGAGTGTTCCTACTAGAGGTAGTTTTGACTTTATTAAGTGTCTTTTAAGAGAAGACGTTTATCTTGATCAGTTGGAGAGTGCTAAAAGAACAGCTGCTAGAAATTTTGCAAACTACTTAGATACATATGATTCATGTATGCATGATGCTTCAGCTTTTGTTTATACAAATAATTTTACTAAAACAATAGCATATCATGCTATGTTTAACAATATTACAAGTAAGATATTTGTTAATAACTATGCAAAAGTATCTGTACCACTATCGTATAGAAGTTTATATACTAGTATCTTAGGTAGTAGCTATCTTTTTGTAAGTAAAGGATTTGGAGGTGTATTAGATAATGATTATAAGATTAGACCTTTAGTAATGTTAATGATAGATAAAACCTACATAGATTACTATAAAGGGGCTAATCTACTTGGATTACCTATAGATGTGTCTAAATTTGAATTTTGGGTAAACTGTGAAACTGATAGTATAACTTCAATGAATCATACTAAAGTTACTAAATATTTATTCAATATAATGACTAATCCAAATAAGATAAAAGTTGTTATTAAATCTGGTATATCTGAGTTTTTCTCAGGGGCACATTTACCAGAATTAAAGACTATTAGTGAGCAAAGGGATTGGGCAGAATCAATTAAGAATGGTTATTTAAACCAAACATATAAACCAGAGGTTTTATTACCTGTTAAAAAGTTTGAGATTAAAAAGCCTGAAATAAAGACTGTCGAAGGACAAGTAACTTTTAGGTCAAAATATCTAAATAAATTCATTAAAGATAGTAATACACCTACAGTATATAATAATTATAACTTAATAGATTAATATTATGAGGGATACAATTCAACTTCGAGCCTACAATGCGTGGGCTGCTAACACCAGATCAGTTCTGGAGCTCTGTACAGGAGCAGGTAAAACACGCATAGCCATTATGGTAATTAGAGCTGTGGTGAATAAGTTCCCAGATGCTAAGATCCTAATAATAGTTCCAACAGAACTAATACGGGATAAGGTTTTTCCTGAAGATTTTGCTAAATTCGGAGAAACTAAACTACTAGCAAATTGTACTATAGAGTGCATTCAGACTGTCTATAAATGGACAAATACTGATTGGACTTTAGTAGTATGTGATGAGCTTCACAGAATGCTGTATAAGCAGGGTGAGGCTTATGAATATTTTAAGTTCTTTGAAAATAATGCCTATAGGTATTTCCTAGGCTTAAGTGCAACGATTGATGATTCTTTAAAAGTAGCTCAGAGTAGACTAGGACCAACAGTTTACACATATAATATTTCACAGGCTGCAAAAGATGGTGTGGTGTCAGCTTTTAAATTTGTGAATTATGCTGTTAAACTAAGTGAAGAAGAGGAAGCTGAATTAAAGAAAGTGCAGAGGAACTATAACTACTATGAACACCTATTAGGTGGCCCATATGAAGCTTTTCGTATGGCTACTATATATAGAGCTAATGGTACTCCTGAACAAAAGGGCTGGGCAAACATATTTTACGCTTGCATTAAGAAGCGCAAGTCTATACTAGACAAAGCTTATAATAAAATAAAAACGGCAAGGGAAATATTAGATTTGTTCCCAGAATCAAATGGTATATTGTTTTCTTCAGATATAGCACAATGTGAGAAGTTAGTAGAGGGTAGAACAGATAGTTTAGTCTATCATTCTAAACTCAAGAAGAGAGAGAAATTGGCTGCTATAACTAGTTTAGAAGATGGTAGAACCAGAATCAGGTTTATAAGTACTGTTAAGGCGTTAAATGAAGGAGTATCTATAAATAATCTTGAAGTAGGTATACAGTTATCTGGCTCATCAGTAGCTAGAGATCTTATACAACAAACAGGACGTATTTGCAGATATGTAGAGGGGAAGAAGCCTATTATGATACGTTTATATATCCAAGGTACTCAGGACGAGAAGTGGCTTAGGAAATCCCAAAAGGATTTTGACCAATCCAACGTCTATTGGATAAACTCAATAGATCAATTAAAAACAATAATTTAACTAAACAAACTAACTTATGTCCAAAACAATAAATCCAGATGATATATCCTCTACAACGCTCAGAGGATATATCAGCACAATACAACAAATACATAATTACAAAAGCATATCTTATAAGAAGATACAGAAAGAATTGAAGGGATTATATGACATTGATGTGGATCTGGATAGGATAGAAGAGAATTGTGAGGCAGAAGAGCTATCTGCTGATATAGCTCAACAATACAAAAATTTAAGCATTAGATGATTATAGAAATTAATGTTGATCAATTGTTAGCTAATAAGCTTACATTTGAGGAATATTTTTTACTATTTTGTATTAAGAACTCTCATAAAGAGAGCTTATTAAACTATGCACGTAATATAAAGCCATTTGACGATGAGATATTTAAAAAATTACAGGAACAAGATTTCCTCATATATGCTCAGGAAGAAGATGGTCAAATATTATTCAGTTCTTTGAAATTAGGAAGCAAGGCTACAACCTTATTTCCAATAAGTAACCAAAATTTTGAGGTATGTTTTGCTGAATTAAAGCAGACATACCCCAAAAAGTTTGGTGAAAGAATGCTGCATTTAGATAATGCTAGATGTATAGAGATTTATAAAAAAACCATTATTACTAATGGTGTAGTTAATGTAGAAAAACACCAATTAATATTAAAATGTATTAATTTATATGTTGAAGGTTTAAAAAGAACAGGTAAAATGAATTTTATCCAGGCTCTACCAACCTTTTTACATCAGAGAAATTGGGAAGCATATGTTGATGAAGCTGGTAGTAGTAATACAGAAGAAGATGTAGACGCAATATGACATTTGAAGAAAGAATACAAGCAGGTCTTGCTGGTAAATACCAGGGACTGAATAATGGATTGGGTCGTATAAACAAATATATCTTTGGAGTGCAGAGGGCTTGTTACACATTACTTGGTGGATTATCAGGTAGTGCTAAGACAACTCTCGTAGATTTTATAATCATTAATGCTCTTGAAGACGCATTAGCTAAGAATATTCCAATAAATATTTTTTACTATTGTCTGGAGATTGATGAGATGAGTAAACGTGCTAATTGGTTGTCTGTTCTTATATACAAGAAATATGATATTATCATTTCTCCTGAGAAGATCAAAGGTCTTGGTGATAACAGATTAACTGAAGATGAATTAAAATTAGTTATGGATGAAACTCCTAATCTAAATTTACTTTTTTCTAAAATAAAATGGTTCTTTGAATCCACTAATCCTACAGGTGTTTATAACACTTTATGGAAACATATGGAAACAAGAGGAACTTTTGAAAAGGAAAATTATGTAGATGAAGAAGGGAAAACTAAACAGAGAATTGTTAGATTTGTATTTACAAATCCTGAAGAATATAATATAGTCGTAGGTGATCACCTTGCCTTATTTAAGACTGAAAGAGGATACAATTTAAAACAAAATCTTGATAAACTCTCTGAATATAGTATTATCTTACGTAACCTATTTAAAATGACTTTCTTTTGGTTACAACAATTTAATCAAGGGCTTAGTTCTGTGGAAAGAGCTAAGTACAAAGGTGTGGATATTTCTCCACAACAAAGTGACTTTAAAGATAGTACAACACCATATGCTGACGCTGACGTAGTTTTAGGACTAATGAATGCGTATCAAATGGATATGGAAACCTGTCTTGGTTATAATATCAATAAGAAAGATGCACTATATTCACTATACAATAGGTTTAGAATGCTTAAGGTAGTAAAGAATAGGCTTAGTAGGGATAATGTCAAAATAGGACTATTATTCTTAGCTGAAGCAGGTAGTTTTGAAGAACTACCAAAACCTACAGATATTACGCAAAGTGATATCGAGAGGTATAATAAATTAATTAGAGAAAGATAAGATGGCTAGAGTGACTATAATCTGTGGTGACACAGGAACTGGTAAGTCTACCAGTCTAAAGAATCTGGATCCTAAAGAGACCTATATTATAAATACATTAAATAAACCATTACCTTTTAAGGGTTCTAAGAGTTTATATAATGCTGAGAATAGGAACACTAAATCTACAGACAGTTATGCTGAGGTTTATTCTACTCTTGAGGCTATAGATAAAAAGGCCACTCATATCAAGAATCTGATATTAGATGATATCGGATTTGTAATGACTACTGAATTATTTGCTAGAGCTAAAGAAAATGGCTTTGGCAAGTTCACTGACATTGCACAGCATATACAGCAAATTATTGCCTATGCTAAAGGTATGAGAGATGATCTAAATGTTGTCTTCATGTTTCATGATGATGATGATATTTCAGATAGAATTAAAGTAGGTAAAAAATTGAAGACTGTTGGTAAAATGGTAGAAGATCAGTACAATCCATTAGGAGTTGTAACTTGTGCTCTATTTACTAATGTGTCTTTTGATGATAAAACTGGTGAAGCTAAATATAGTTTCATCACTAATCGCACTTTAAAGAATGGGTTGGTAATCCCAGCAAAGAGTCCAGCAGATATGTTTGCTTCTTTGGAAATACCAAATGACCTGTCTATAGTGTTTAAAGCTATGGATGAATATTATAAATAAATAAAACAAGAACTATGATTCAAATATCAAAGAAAGAGTTAACTGAATTAGTTAACAGTGGAAAGAAGAAAGAAGATATCATGGCTAAGTATAGCCTAACAAGTGCTGCAACGGCACGTTTAATGAAAGACTGTGGTCTTAAATTTAAAAAAACTCATAAACCAACCTATTCGGTAGTTGATGACGTAACACCAACTGCTTCAGGAGTTGAAGTAGTTAATTCATAATAATATAAAGAACTAAGATATATGTTTAATTTTAATGACGCTGAAGAAAGCAAGAGCAAGTATTTAAATCCTGGAATTCATACAGTAAAAATCACACAAGTAGTTGATGGTGTTGCAAGTACTGGAGCACCATTTTTAGAGTTTAGCATTGAAGATAAAGAAGGACTAGGTTGTAATAGCCGCTTATACATCAATACTACTGCTAAAACAGAAGGTGGTAAGTCAGCTTGGGATATTACGAAGATTGCTATCGTAAATCTAATTGCTGCAATTAATAATATCAGTTTTGACGAAGCTAAAGCAAAATTACCTGCAGCATCTAGTGCTGCTCAGTTATCTGCTGAATTAGCTAAGATGACTGTTGGTAAACCATTTGATATCCGTTTATCTGGTAAAGAAATTCAAGGTAAAGATGGTAAACCTAATTGGACTAAAGCTGAATTTAACTTCGGTAAAGGTTCAGTAGCACCAGCTAATTCTGGAACATTAACTTTTGATCCTTCAAAGAATATCAAAAAGTTAACTCCAGTAGTTGGTCAACCTGGTATCTCTAACACAGTAGAGCCTACTTGGTAATAAGTAATTAAAATACGGTGGAGGGGGTTTGCAGCTTGCAGTTTTTGCAGTGTTTGCCCCCTCCCCTATTTTTATAAAATTTCATTATGTTTGACTTTAAAGACGCAGAAACAGAAGTAACAAAAGAAGAAATTCTGTCAAAAGTGTCTGAATATCAACTATTTAGATACTATTGTAAGAATTTTGAAGAGGTAGATAAGCCTTTTTTAAGCGAATTCTACTATGATACTAAACCATCATGTAGGATATACGCAAGTACTAATAATAGTCTTTATTATAAAGATTTTGGTTCTGGAGAACATTTAGGATGTTTTGATTATATTTCTAAAAAGTATAATATAAATTATTATGAATGTTTGAAAGTTATAGCTAATGATTTCTCAATAAAGTCTATTAAGGTAAATATAAGCCCGTCTGTTATAGTATCAAATGATATTATCATGGATGTACCTGTTAAACCTAAAGTCAAGTCTCAAATAGAGATTATATCTCAAAACTATACATCTACTGATTATACATATTGGTCAAAATATGGCATTACTTTAGATGATCTACATAAAGAAGAGATTATTAGTGTTAAAGTAGCCCACCTAATAAAGGGGCAAAATGTCACTACTTTTGAGTATAGAAAGTCTAATCCTATATATGCTTATAAAGAGTATGATTATGAAACTAATGAATTTATAGGCTATAAGCTCTATTTTCCATTAGCAAGTAAAGAAGGTATTAGATTCTTAAATAATTCTTCTAGTCGTAATATAGATGGTTATAAGGATCTTCCTGATAAAGGTGATCTCTTGATCATAACTAAAAGTAGAAAAGACAGAATTATTCTTAAAAAAATGGGTTATAATGTAGTATCATTACCGTCTGAGGGTGCTAAAATACCTGAAGAATTAATGGATTCTCTACATAAAAGATTTAAAAATATAACTGTGTTTCTTGATAATGATAGTGAAGGTAGGAAGTATACAGATAACTTCTGCATGAGCCATTCTTCAGTTAATAGTATATTTATACCAAATGACAGTGGTTGTAAAGATATTAGTGATTATGCCAAGAAGTTTGGAGTAGAACAGGGTGAAATATTAATAAAACAATTATTAAATAAATATGAGTAAAATAAAGATAGGATTTGAGATCACAGATAATTGGAATATAGAAGCTTTTCGTAATGTTATTAGTGTTCTTAAGAATAGACCACAGGACTTTAACTCTAAACTTAAAGTAGATGATGTGGAATTGTTTTTAATTTCTACCAATGATAGTTCTTTTTATATATGGGCTGTTAGAGATGTTATTGGATTAGCTGTAGATCATGCTTTTAATCCAGGTACAGTAGCTCTAAAATTAGCTCGAATAGAAACTGAAAAGATTGATATATTTCTTGATAACCTACAGAATACAGTTATGCAAATAGATGAATTATCTGAATATTGTGATGGTATTCTAGTAGACTATAAACCTGATGGATTCAATTTAAATCCTAAATGGTATCAGCAGCTACAAGAAAAAGTTAACAGACTAGTAAATGAATGTTAAAAAGAAAAAGTACAGTTTTAAAGTAGGTGGTCAGAAAATTAAGAACGCTAAAAAGAAAACTGTAGATGGTATCAACTTTAAGTCCTCACTAGAGGCTTTCTGTTATACACAACTAAAGGCTAATGGATTCAAGAATTTTCAGTATGAAGGGCATAAGTTTATATTACAAGATAAGTTTGATTTTCCATTAAATAGCTGGGAACTTCAGAGTAAGAAAAAGGCAGGTAAGATAATTAAGACCTTTGATTTAGATAGTCCAAAGATAAGAGCTATTACCTATACACCTGATTTTGTATGTATAGATGAAAATAAAGTAGGTTGGATCATTGAAACTAAAGGCTTTGAGACAACTGATTTTAAGATCAAATGGAAGATGTTTAAGAAACTTCTTGCAGCACATGGTTTTAGAGTGGACTTATATGTACCCAATACACAAGAGAATGTTATAAAAGTTATAAATTTAATTAAAAAAAAGAAATTATGAATGTATTATTAATTTTAGTGATTTTAAGTGCATTTTTTACATTATATTATGCATCAATGTTAGTATCAGATCAGTTTAAAACTTATTTGACAGAAGTTATTAATAAAGATATTGAAATATCTACCAAAGTAATAACTATTATTGAGGCTGTATATCTTTTAATGAGTATTTTCTATTGGCCACACCCCTCTCAAGGATTAGTATTTTCATTTATACTAACAACTTGGTTATTGTTGTGGGCGATGTTTATACCACCACAAAGAA